AAGAGTAGAAAGGAAAACCCGGATGAATACCAAAATCTGTAAATTCACCCTGCTGCTACCAGATCAAGAAGACTATCTGAGCAGTGAAATCACTTTTGATTTTGAAATAGATGATCACACTATTAGGTACATGTTTGATGAAGGTAACTATTCCTGTGATTGCAACAAGTCAGCTTTCTTGTGCCAAGCAGGTTTACTTGATGTTGAGTACCCTTGTGGTGACACAATTGAGCTCATCAACCTTGAAATCAGGGAAGCAGATATCGATGAATAATTTAAAACACATCAAAATCGAACCTCTATCAGATGAGCACGACTGTGAAGTCTGTGGTAGTTCCTGGGCTGCTGGTTTTGAAGTAACCTTCCCAGATGGTTCCAGCTTAACCCTTGAACCTTACGCTAGTTGTTTCGGAGGTAAGGATTGGAGAGAAGCTGAACTTACGGAAGAAATCCTGAAGCATTTAGGTTATACTACAATTGATCCTGATACCTCTGAAGGTACAGGTGATCCTGGCGAATACAGTTCAGAATATTACACATCTTAAAGGAAATTAACATGAACTCAAATGAACTAGAACCTGAAGATCATATCGTCATCCAAGAAATGCAATGGCATATTGATAATGCCATGAAGAAAGATTCTGATGATTTCAGCCAATACGGACAAGATATGATTCATGCTATGGTGAAAGTATTTTGCTTTTATACTCTACAGGAACAACAAGAAGAGTTGTTTAAGAAGTATCCTCAGTTAGAACAATTTAAGGGTTGATATGAAAGTAGTTCTTTACCCTTATAACCTCTACCTTGATGATGTTGAATTTCATCCTGACTTATCAGTAAAGACAGGTAGAGTAATCAATGGAGGATGGGACTACGAAAGTACAGAAGACACGGTTCTCTGTTGGGGTTATCGTAAAAATTCGGACAGTTTACCTGTTTCAGAATATCCAAGAAATAAACCAGAAGAATATTATGTAATTGTTCCATTCAATTACACAGAAGAAATTACTGACTTCAGGGACTATATGCAAGTTATGAATTGGGCTGATCAGCAACAACCTTCAACTGAAGAAGATTTGGAATTAGCTATTGTTTTGGATTCAGAGTACAAAGCTTTGAAGAAACAAGAATACAGTGATATCTTTGATGACGATATTGCATTTTAAATAAGGATAAATATGAAACCAGATAATTTTAAACCAATGCTTGCTGTAGCAGCAGAAACAAACCAAGTAAAATTCCCTTGCATGGCTTCAGTTAAGTTGGACGGGATTCGCTGTACCATCTTCGGTGGAATCGCCTACAGTCGTTCTCTGAAGCCCCTACCTAACCTATATATCCAACAATGGTGCAAGCTCAACCAAGAGGCTCTAGAAGGCCTTGATGGGGAGTTTATCGTAGGTTCTGAAACAGATCCATTGGTTTTCAGTAAGACTACTTCAGTTGTAATGTCAATTGATAAGGTTCAGGATTTTACCTTCTTTACTTTTGATGTTGTTGATGAAACAAAGACAGCTATTGAACGATTTCAAGTATTGAATACCAAGGGTTTAGTTGGTAAGAGTCTTCCAAAAGAAGTCTGGGTTGTTACTCAATATAAGATTGAAACCCTAGAACAACTTGAAGCATTTGAAAAGGATGCACTAGAGCAAGGTTTTGAAGGAACAATGCTGAAGTCCTTGGATGGCAAGTACAAGTTCGGTCGCAGTACGGTTAAATCTCAGCAACTTCTGAAGCGTAAACTCTTTGTCGATTCTGAGTTTGAAATCGTAGGTTTTGAACCTAAGTACCACAACGCAAACGAAGCGGTAATCAATGAACTGGGTAGGACTTCTCGTAGCACTTCCAAAGAAGGTCTTGTAGCTTTAGATACCTTGGGAGCATTGCTTTGCAAGACGCCTTCAGGTACAATCTTTGGTGTAGGTACAGGCTTTGATGATGCTACCCGAAAGAGCCTGTGGGATCAGCGAGAAAGTCTAACTGGTCAGTTGGCTAAGGTGAAGTATTTTGAGGTAGGAATGCAAGATGAAGTACCTCGATTCCCTGTATTCTTGGGATTGCGTAATTCAGATGATATTAGCTAAAGGAAAACAAATGTTCAAACTATATTCATTTTATGTAGACTGTGGTCGGCATGGCGAAATCGAAGGACTATTTATTGCTCTTGAACAATCTGTTAAGGATTCAATTGGTAAGTTTGTTTATCTAGGTGAAGTCCTGGGTAAGCATTCCGAGATTTCCTTCGATCTTGAAGAAGATATGTTTACTGATTACTTCGCTAGTCAACTAAATGCTGAAGAAAAGCACCAGAAAGCTGTTGATCTGTTTGGTATTAGTGGGATTTCTGGTGTTAATCCTTTTGACTATATTGAAGAAGAATTAGAAGAACCGGAGCAATAACATGGGTGTAAGTTATTCAGCAAAGATTGTAGTAGGTTTACCTTTCTGTGATGTTCCAAATGCACAGGAATTACTTGACAACAATAAGATCAGTGATTTCGGATATTACTATGATTGTGATGAAGATGATCGTCTAGTGGGTGTTGAAGTAGTAAGTTCAGGTGGCTATTCTTATTCTGAATTAGATACTTTACCTGATCTTGAAGACTACATTAGTAAAGCAAAGTATTCATTTCTTAGGAAGACTGGTCTTGAAGGTAGGACTTATCTAACGACGTGTAGTTATTAAAGGAGAAATTAATGGAACTAAACTTGAACCTTGACATGAACACAGTAGAAAATCAAAAGGTCATTGCTCGTGAAGTAATGAAATCTATGGAAATTATTGACCCTACTTGTATCGTAGCTGGTGGTGCCCCACGAGATTGGTACATGCAGAAACCTGCAAAGGATGTAGATATCTTTGTGAATTCACCTTACTCTTACAGCAACTGTTCCTTCTTGATCAAGCAGTTGAAAGCCCTAGGAATTGAAGCAAAGCCCGCTATCTATAACTCTCTTGACGCCAGTATCTATCGTAAGAACCCGGATATTGCAGGTGTAATTGATTTTGAATTCATGCAGGTGAAGTTTCAGGTTATTCTTTGCCACAAGGGCACTTATTCGATGGTTGATAGTTTTCCTTTTGGCATCTGTCAAGCTTGGTGGAAACCTTCTATTTCTGAAGCTATTCGTACTACAAAAGCTTTTGATCGCAGCCTGAAGCACAAAGCTTTAGTTCGTCTGCAAGCAGCTTATGATAATAATGACTTCTTTGTCAAGAAGATCAAGGAAAAGTTCCCTGATTGGAAATATTATCTAAGTTATGATAAACTAGCTATGGATCTGTTGGACAAGTAAATAAGGATCTAGATGGCAAATTATAAGTATCACAAAAGCTGTGATAATTGCGGAAGCAGTGATGGGTGCGCTATCTATGATGATGGTTCACTGCACTGCTTCGTTTGTTCTTTTACGGTACCAAGTAAAGAATACATCGAAGAGAACAAACCAAAGAATAATCGAACCAGACAAAAGGAAAAAGTTATGGAAAAGATTGAAAAAGCAGAGAAAACAAAACCTATTATTACTCAGGAAGAACGAGATTTAGTTAAGGAACTTTCTATTGTATCTGGTTCTAATTACCGTGGGATCAAGGATGAAACCTATAAGTATTTTGGGGTAAGGCACTTCTATGATGACGAAGATAACCTGACTGATCAATATTACCCTTGCACACAAGAAGGTCAACTAACTGGTTATAAGATTCGTGAACTACCTAAGACATTCCGAAGTGTAGGTCGAACAGGGTCTGACTGTGAATTATTTATGCAGTTCAAGTTCAATCGAGGTGGCAAGTATCTTCTATTGGTTGAAGGTGAAGTGGATTCCCTCAGCGCGTATCAGATGCTCAAGGAATACAATTCCAGCAAAGGTTCTGATTTTGAAACAGCAGTTGTAAGTCCAACGGTAGGTGCTAATTCAACAAAGCAAATCGCAAGTCAATACAAGTTCTTTGATTCGTTTGACAACATTATTCTTGCCTTTGATAACGACAAAGCAGGTCAAGCAGCAGCAGAGAAGGTTCTAGGTGTTCTACCAAAGGGTAAGGTGAAGTTGATGAAGCTTCGTTACAAAGACCCTAATGAATACCTTGAGAAAGGTGAACAACGAGCTTTCATTTCTGACTTCTACAACGCTGAAACCTATGTACCTGCTGGCGTAGTAGGTAGCTCTCAGTTGTATGAAAAGCTTCTGCAATCAATCGGTGTACCAAAGATCCCTTTACCTCCTTTCCTCCGTAAGCTCGATGAAATGATTGGTGGCATGGAGTTAGGTTCTATTGGTGTCCTAGCAGCAGGCACAGGTGCAGCGAAAACTACAGTAATCAATGAATGCCTATACTACTGGATCTTTAATTCTCCACATAAAATTGGGGTAGTATCTCTTGAATTAACTTGTGGTCAGTATGCACAAGCAATGCTCAGTCGTCACATCAAGAGTAAGATTGCTAATATCAAAGATGCTGATGAAAAACTAGCTTTTGTGTCTACTGATGATGTAAAACAAAAGGCAGATGAACTCTTCAAAACAGAAGATGGTTCAGATAGGTTCATGGTTATTGATGAGCGCGATGGTAGTATTGAAGTTCTACAAGACAAGATTGAAGAAATGATTATTTCTTGCGGAGTCAAGGTTATTATCTTGGACCCGATCAGCGATTTATTCGAAGGGTTACCTAACGAAGAACAAGCTGCTTTCATGAAGTGGCAGAAGTCAATGGTCAAGAACTACAATGTAACTTTCATCTTGATTGCTCATATCCGAAAGAGTACAACCAATAAAGATTCAGCAAGTTCAGGTTCATTTATTCCTGAAGAAGCTATCTTCGGTAGTGGTTCTATCATCAAATCAGCAAGCTGGGTTGTAATGATGCAACGCGATAAGTACGCAGAAGATGATACAATCCGAAATACAACTCACCTTGTACTAAGTA